TCACGGCGAGGGTTTGACAAGTTTCGTTTTTCGTTTGTTCAGTTCGGCCTCGAAATCAGCTACAGCAGCAGTCGTCTGGCGAGATCGATCGGCTCTTCTGGAATAGTGCTTAGCCATCGCCTCGGTGGCGTGTCCGAGCACAAGGGCAATTGTGCCATTGTCCTTGCCCATCTCCGCAAGGATCGTTCCCACCGTGTGCCGCAGCCCCTTGAGTGTCAGGCCAGGTTGAACCTTGCCCTCTTTCTCCAGCTTCTTTTTGAGCTTGTCCCAGCTGGTGCTGAAGCCGTTATAGGTCCACGGCTTCCCTCTGCTGTTGGCGCAAAGGGTAATCGCATCGTGCTTCGGAGCTTTCGCTAATGATTCCGCTGCTGGCGCGAAAAGCGGCAGGTAGACGGGTTGACCTGTCTTGTGCCGCCGCGTGTCGATCCCGGCCGCCGATACCGCCGTCTTGGGTAACGCCAGTGCATCTTGAGGATCGAGGCCGTAGAACATCATCAGGTTCATAGGCAGAGCCATGTGAGCTGGCAGGGCCGCGAGCACGGCATCGCGTTCCGCATCAGTCCAAGGGCGGTTTGCGTCCGGTAGGCTTTTCGGGCGCTCGGCGAGGCTTACCGCTTCGACGGGGTTTTCCTTGACGTAGTCGTATTCAAGGCCCCAATTGAAGATAATCGAGAGGACGGAGCGGACATAGTTCGCAAACCGGAAACCGCGCTGCAACTCGGCCCTGTCGCGTACCTTGGCGACAAAGCTCCGAGAGAAGCGCTCCAGGGGAGTATCTTCGATCGGCTTAAGCCAGTCGAAAACCTTCTGATAGTCCGATTGCGTCCTCGCTGCTCGCTTCTGGAACTTTGGGCTGGCGCGATATCTCTTGATCAACATGCCGAGTGTTCCCGGCTTTGCTTCCTTCACTTGGTGCAGTTCGTTGATCCGGTGCACCTCAAGATCGAAAGCCAAAGTGTAAGGCTCGAACTTGGCGCAGTCGATCTTCTCCCGGCTCTTTCGGTGATAAGCGCGCCATCCAAAGGGCGGCTTCTTATCCCGAAATATCTGCCAGCCTTTGTACTTGTTCTCGCGCTTTTCGCGGTTCGCCATCAGCCGAGCTTTCCGATAATGTCGTCGTCGGTATCGGCGCCGCCAGTCTTAAGGGCATCCAGCCAACCGTCGAGATCGCGCATGTCGTAGAGACGAACGCCGGACGGCATGGCGATCGGCGCAACCCGGCACTCGGCCGGGAAGCGCTTTGCGGTTAAACCGCAATACTCGGCCGCCTCTTTCAGAGAGAGCATCCGTCGAGGCGATACCTTAAGGTTCAAAGTGGCCGTTGCCATCAGCTTTCCTCACTTCCTCTTTTCCGGATGAACTTGGTGAGGTCCGCCTGGCGTATTTTGATCGGGCTGGTTTTGGCGCCAACTTTGTAGGTGCTGATCTTCCCTTCCGCGTGGTAGCGGCGAATTGTGCGCGTGCTGCACCCGAGCTGGTGTGCAATTTCCTTGATGCCAAGCGGGCGATCATTCTTCATTGCGTCTCTCCTCGGTCCGGCTTTGAGTGGCACGCGTGACCGCCTGAAGTGCCTTATCCAACACGCCTGCTGATCCAGCTGCCTGTACTGCAGCGGCGAGGCTTGTCTCAGGGATTGCCGCCCCCGGGGCATTCAGCAGATTCGCTATGGCGATGATCGTGCGTTGCGTGAATTTGCGGCGTAGTTCGAAATCGATTTGCTCGATTGCCGCCAAGCGTTCGTCAGAACTCTTTCGAACATTGTCGACACGACCATACTCGACATCGGAAACCCAACGGGCACCGGCCGAACCCTTTTCCATAACAGTGATGCTGATCGATGCTCCCGTAACCGGAGCGCCCAAAAACTCTACCTGAATAGAAGTGTCGTGCGACCAGGGAGACCGACCTCTACGCGTGAAGTCGAACTCACCGCGCTGGGCAGTCTCGATGATAGCCGTCAGAGCCTCAAGTACAGTGTGCCCCTCCTCTAGCGAGCACAACTGAGGGAAGGTCCCGGGCTTTAACTGGAAGCGTGCACCTTCCCCGTCAGGGTTGCTGTAATCCCCATCTGGTTTAAAGCAGCTGCCTTGGTACGCGACGACGCCACCGTAGTTTTCCAGTATCCGGTCGGCTGGTTCTTTCTCGTACCGCGCACCGCAGAGACCAATTAGGAGCTTCGCACATGTCTCAGCGGTAACGGGTGCAGAACTCTTCGGCCCTCGGCCGGAAACCGGGACAAGCCCCGCCTCCCGCAGCGACCGATAGCAGTTTGCGACCGTGACCTCGGGCAGATTGAACACTGATGACACGAGCTTTGTCAGATCGCCAGAAGTTGCCATTTCTCAACTCACCTCCAAAAGAGGCCTAAGTGTTATCATCACTTTTAGAGTAGGTCAAAGCTAAAGGTGGCAATCACCTTAAGAAAGCGGATCCGCAAATTTGCGGACCCGCGTTCGCCTTAAGCGGGTTGGAAGCCGCTCATCTGGACCTTTTCCAAGGTGTTAAGCGAGGTCTCTACCTGCTCCCGCGCAATTCGCATGAGCCTAGAAAGGCTGCCCATGGTTTGATTGTGCGGAAGAGTGAGAATTTCGGACAGGTCGCCGGTGCAATGGATAGCAACGTCGAGGAGCGCCATAGCGTTGTACGCGTCTTCAATTGCCGTATCGAGGCTGTTCGCTGAGACCGTCCGCATTATGCCTCCTCCCGTTCGAAGTACGCCAGAGCGGCAGCCACCATTGCCACGACAGTGGGAGCTGACTGGAACGCCAGGCTCTCCTCGTGAGCAAACCGCAACGCTTCAAGCGCCCCCTGGCTGGTTTCGGCTGGTCGATTCCACTCCTCAAGGGCATTGAGCGGCCGCCCGTACGTTTCGGCGATGACGACTTGCTCGCCGCCATAAAGGGGCCAATCCCTTTCCTTGATGGCCGTAAAAGCCTCTGCCCCGGCCCGATACGCCGCGATGGCGTCTAGCAACCGGTCGCTCGGAGTTGCGGCCTTTGTGGCGGTCGCAAGGGCGAATGCGCCTGTAAGAACGGCTCGGCGCGATATGATTGCGGGCACGGTTGCGCTACTGCCCGCACCTGTATTATGGTGCGTCATCTAATGAATACCTTTTCATTGGGTTAGAAAGGCGAAGCTGGTTTCCTAGGCCTGCGCTTCGCCTTTTTCTTTTGTGATCCGCTCCATTCGCTCGCGGATGCACCTGACTATTTCCGAGTTTTGTGAGCTCGCGTTTCGATCTGCCTCCGTCTGTATGAACGCCTTAACATCGGACGGAAGCCGTACGCGCAATCCAATCGTTTCCTGTTTCACGATGCCCCTCTATGGTAGCGATTTGACACCATCAGTTGTGTTGCCGTTCGTTAATGGTGTCAAGTCGCTACGATAGAAAATGTGTCAAATCGACACTATGCCTGTGGAATGACGAGCAAGCAGGCTTACCCATCTGATTTCGCAGATAAGTTCATGCTTCGGCTTCCGGCCGGAATGCGTGATCGAATTGCCGAGGTGGCAAGAGCCAACAACCGCTCTATGAACTCAGAAATTGTTACGGCGCTTGCGCGCGCCTTTCCGCCGAGAGAACCGGATGACGCCGAAATCAATCCTGAGGATTGGCGAGAGCAAGAGATAGCGAACATTCTCACCTCAATGGAGGAGCTTTTCCTGAGGCTGAAGGCGCTCAGGGGAAGCAAAGATTGATCACCCGAACATCCTATCGAAAAGATCGGCCGTGCAGATTTGCACACCCGGCCGCGCAAACGTCCGGTCGAAGAGATCGGGCGTAAGATAAATGACGTTGGATTTTGGCAGCGAGACTACGGCAACCTTTCGCCGATAGTAAGCAGCGTTGCCGCGACACCTGTTGGAGCAAAATGCCGTGCTTTCTGTTTTCGCAATAAACGGCGTGTCACAAAATGTGCAGGTCAAGCTGAAGGATTTAGTCCACCCTCCATATGATTTTCTGCAATTCTCTGAGCAGAACACCTGACCGGAACGATATGGACGGAACTGCGCAGTACATTGAACACATTGGATGGGCTGCAGTCGACGCTGCGAAGCGTTCCGGCACTCGACCGAGCAGTATTTTTGGTCGTGATTTGTGATATCGCCAGGCCTATAAGGTGCGCCACAATGCTTGCAGATCTTCGCGGGTAGCGTTTCTCGCTTAATAAGCCGATAGGCGGCCTGCCCGGCTGCAGAGTGCCGGAATACCTTTTTCTCCTCACGTTCCAAAAGAGCGGATTTTGCACAAACAGCCGAACAGTAACGGCTTACTTGACCCGTTCGCCGCAAGTCATCAGGAATTGAGCAGCCGCATCGGGCACAATAGTCCTCCTTGAGGGCATACTCACGCTGCGCCTGCGCCCAGCTCGGCCGCTGCGATCCCATCCGTTGGAAGGCTGCAGTGAGTAAGCCCGCCGCTTCAGCGTCGGCGATGGACCAACCATGCCCCTGAAGACACAATGCACTTCTGAGCGCCGCGCGCACGGCCCCCTCGTATTCAAATGCTGACGATCTTCCGCCTTCCAGAATAGAGACAACTCCGCTCACCAGGTTCTTTCGCCGTTCACCTGTAAGCACCTGAGCGATCGTGGCGTGGCGCGACGCGTTTGATCCATAGCGATAGCTCGTCCACCCGGACAACCAACCCTTCTGAAACAACTTCTCGGATGGGACTGTCTTCGCTCTTTTACTGCGCCAAGCCATAGTCTCACCCGAATATCGCATCGAAGAGTTTCGGTGACACGGCGTGCTGCGACCGAGGCGGAAGCGTCTTTTGCTCGCTCGGCGGCTTCGACCGCTTCGAATAGAAATTCTCCAGCCATGCATCGTCGAGGGCGCGGATCGCCGCGACGTGGCGCGACTGAACCGGCCAACGATTGAGGCGCGCCCAAGCCTCAATCTCGGCATGGCTGATCGGATTCGGCCCGGCCTGATGCCAAGTGCGAGCCGAGTTCAACTCGCCGAACCACTGCCAGAACAGACGGCCGGCTTCTGGTAGCCGCGGCGCTTTGCCGGCGACGAGGTGCTGTTTCATCGCATCGCCGAGCTGGCGATGGAGAGTGGCAAGCCTGCTCATGAGAAGAACACCTCGGTAGCGGAAAAGAAGGCCTCTCGGTTACCCCAGGACTTCGGCGCACTTACGCTGCCGGGATCGATCGCCATCAGTGTCGAGGGCTTTTCGAAATGCGCGGTAGCGGCTGCCGTGAAGTGCTGCAGGTCGAGGTCGAAGAGGATCGACAGGGTGACGACGCCGGCGGCGCTGGCAACTGCATCCTCGACAATCCGATGAAGGGACCGAACGCGCTCGGACTGGCGGACCTCGACATAATCGCCCTCGACCAGGGTGAAGCCCGCCGGCAGACCGGAAACGACGATATGTCGGCTGTCCGAAATCGAAGCGAGATCAGCGTCGCCGTTGAATGCGCCGCCGCCCGCCTTCACTCCTGAGAGCGGCCGGCCGTTGTCATAGGCGATCGGCCGAGGCCGGAAGACGTCATGCGCCAGGCATTGCGTGCCGCGCGAGCTGACCTTCATCGTGAACGCGTCTATGATGCCGTATTGCGCCGGCGTGAGGAAGTTCGTGCGGAAGCTCGCCACCCAATAGGGCGTTCCGAAGGCTGCAAGTTCCGCGCGCCGGCCCTCCATCATGGAAACGTCGCTCGGACTGATCGGGTCGAAGGAGCACTCCTTCCAAGGCAGGTCGGGAAGCGGTATCGGGCTGCTCATCGAATATCCTCGCCTGCGGTGTACAGGTCGTCACGGTTGCGCTGATATTGGCGGAGGCTCTGAGCGGTTACGTCGCTTGCAGTCTCCTGCGAGACGCTGCGGACGTAAGCCCGGAACTCCCCGTTATTCTCAAAGGTCACGCCGACATCGACCGCAATTTTGCTGCCGCCACTGCTGCCGCCCGTTTGTCTGAGATCGACGGGGATGCGGCGGCCATCCGGCAGAGGAACCGCAGCTTCCGGTCCAGCCTCCCCGAAGATCGCCGGCTCATTAGTAACGCCGCCCTTGGCAAAGAGGCCGATGCCGCCATTGCTGGCTATGCTGTATTGTGATTGCGAGCCGAAGAGGCCACCGAAGATAGAGCCGAGGCCGCCGGCCTTGGCGCTGAACATGTCATCAAAAGCGAGATCCAGGAGCCTGTCGGCGATCTTCGAAAGCGCGTCGGCAAAGACATCGGCCGCTTTCTTGCCTTCGGCAAAACCCTCGACGATGCCCCGGGTCAGATCCTTCTGGAAGTCCCGCATCTCTTCCGCGCGCTGGCGAATTTCGTCCTGTTCCTCGGCCAGCCGCTGCGCTTCGGCCGAGGCTTGTGCATACGCCGTGGACAGCGCGTCGATCTGGTTTCGAAGGTCCGGCGTTGCGGACTTCATGTCGGCCGTCTTGATTAGCCCTGCTTCTTGCGCGGCGTTGAGAAGATCCTGCTGCGCCGCCGCCTTCTCGACCGCAAAACCGTAATCCTCGATCAGCGGATTGACGCCCATCTGCGCCTGCGTTTCGGCGAGGATTGCCGTGGTGCGCCGCTCGATCTGCTCGACCTCAGTGGCGAAGTCATCTGCCCTGCCGCCGCTCCCCGAACCGCCGCTGCCGCCAGTATCACCGCCGGCGCCTCCGTCGGTCGGCTTAATGTTCCGGTCCACCTCGGCCAGCTGCTGCTGCAACAGTTCGTATTGCCGGTAAAGGGCGCGGCCGTTGGCCAACTTCACATCGGCCTCGTATTCGAGCGGCGCGAAACGCATTTCCCGGCCCGTCAAGTCTTTCGACATCTTGCGAAAGGCCAAAGCCCGATTCGTTGCTAGCGTCGCCTCGGTGTCGTTGGCGATCGCCGCCGCCTTTACCGCCTCCATCTGCATAGCAATCTGGTTGCGGAGCGCCGTGGTATAGCCTTCAGAGGATTTCCGGGCGACATCGAGCGCGGCGGCGTTCTGGTGGATGACCGTTTCCGCGTCCGCCATCGCTTGCTCGGCGGCCGAGGCGCTGTCTGCCATCATGAAAAAGGCCGTCGATGCGGCACCTACGAGAAGCCCGATCGGCCCGAGCGCCGCAGTAAAACCGCGCACCGCCAGGGTGCCGGTGCGCACTGCCGTCAGGAAGGTGCCGAGTGCCACCACCGCATTGCCGAGCCCGGAAACCATGCCGAGGAGCGCGCGGCCGGTGAGCGCACCGATGATGACGGTCGCGAGCTGCACGACGACATCGGCCGTTTCTTTGAAGTTGTCGGCCAGAAACTGAAGAGCCTCGACGAGCTTTGCGCTCGCGCCGGCCGACTGGTCGGCATTGCCAATATAAGCCGTGAACTCGTTGTTCACCTGCGTGATCGCGTCGCGGATCGTCGAGTTGGTTGCCTTGAATTGCGCCTCGATCGGCTTTTGCGCCGCGAGGATGGCCTTGAACACGCGCTCGGAGGTAAGCTTGCCCTCCGCTCCTAAATCCTTAAGCCCGGCGATCGTCACCTCGAATTCTTCGGCGATCGCTTGCGCGAGGATCGGCGCATTCTCGCGCAGCGACCGCAGCTCGTCGCCCTGCAGCACGCCAGAGCCAAGCGCCTGGCCGAGCTGGAGGATACCGGCAGCCTGTTCGCTGGCCGATGCGCCGCCGGCCTTGAACGCCTTGGCGACGATGTCGGTCGCCGTGGCGATTTCCTGCTCGCTCTTGGCGACACCGGAGGCCGAGCGGACAAGACGGGCGTAGAGATCGACATACGCCTCGAGGCTGCTACGCGCCGCGTTCGCGCCGTCTTTCAATTCCTCGAGCGATCGCACCTGGACGCCGCTGGAGGCGGCTGCCGCACGGACCTTGTTGCCGGCCTCGGTCCAGGCATCGGCATAGGCTGCAACTTCGCTCACACTCAACGCAGCGCCGATGCCGCCGAGGGAGGCGGCCATGGTCCTGCCGTAGGCGCCGATCCGGCCCGACGTGGCCGCCAGAGCCTGATTGATCCGCGTCGTCGAGCGGATCGCGTCATCCTGCATCTGGCGCGTCGCTCTGCGAGAGCCCAGTGACATTTCGCGGTAAGCCTTGGCCGTAATGCCAGAGGCCTTCGCCATCTGCTTTTCCAGCGCGTTCAGTTTGGCAATGACCTCGATCGCCAGTTGCTCTTCGCCGCCCTCGGCCATTGTCGCCTCCCTTAGAAGTAAGCCATTTCGTCGGACCAATCGGCCGAGTCGTAGACGGAGAGACCGCTATCGCCGGCCGCGCAGCGTGCGACCGCCATCGCGGCGGCAACCGCGCCATCGATCCGGTCCTTGCTCTTGCCCTTGTGGAAGGCGATGTTGCCGGCCTTATCGACTTCGATCGCAATATTGTCGAAGTTCCACCGGAGCACCGGATGTCCGCCGTGACGGAAACGCCGGCCGATAATGGCGCGCTCCATTTCCTTGATCGCCGGCGCCATCGTTACCCAACCTTGTCGCATCTCGACGGCCGGCAGATTGTCTTCCAGCAGGTTGTTCATGATGTTGCGCGCCATATGCGGGTCGAAGGCGATTTCGCGCACCTCGAAGCGCGCGCACAACTCGCGGATATGATCCTCGACAGCCCGGTAATCGACTACGTTGCCGGGCGTCGGGATGATGAACTCCTGTTCCGCCCAGGTCGGATAAGGAACACCGTCGCGATCGGCGCGGGCACGCAGGTTGTCGGCAGGGCAGAAGAACCAAGGATAGACCGCATAGCCATCATCGCCGTCCCGCCAGCAGGCGACCACGGCAGTCAGGTCGCGGTTCGACGACAGGTCAACGCCGATCCAGCAGGGCTCACCTTCGAGATCAACCGGATCAACCGGATAGGCACCCTCGTCATAAACGAGCATATCAACGAACGGGCTTGCCGAATGGTCGAGCCAGACATTCAGATTGAGCTGCCGGAATGCATCGCGCTCGGCCGGGATCTCCGCCGCCTCGCGCGCGAGCTGGCGCAAACCCTCGATATCCGGATAGCCGTAGGCAAGGCCCGGATTGGCCGCATACCAGACTTGCTCATCCTGCCAATCGGCGTCTCGCGCCGTCTCGAATAGGATGGGCAGCCAGGTCGGATCGTTGACCTCACCGCGCGCCACCTTGCGGGCATATTCGTAAAACTCCCAGGCGACATTCTCTTGCCCCCGCCCGGCCGTGCTGATGACCACCAACAGCGAACCGGGAACCTTGACGAGGCCTGACTTGATCGCCTCCCACAGGTCGCGTTTTGGCCAGGCGTGCAGCTCATCGACCAGCGCGAATACCGGCGTATGTCCGTGCGCCGTTTTGGCGTCGGCCGAGATAGCCTCGAAGAACGATCCGACCTTCGGATTTTTGATGCGGTTTTTCGAATCTACGAGGTGAAGCCGGCCATCCATACGGCTGTCGCAGCGGATGATGTTCAGTGCCTCTTCGTAGGCGATGCGCGCCTGTGAGCGATCCGACGCGGCCGCCATGCATTCGCCGCCGGGGATCGCTTCCGGCCCGATCGTGTGTAGTAGCGCAAGCGCCGCCCCGAGCGAGGTTTTGCGATTTCCGCGCGGCAGCATGATCGCGACAGTGCGCACGATGCGCCGGCCGTCTGCATGGCGCGGCCCGTAAATCTTGCGCACGATGCGCTCCTGCCAGGGCGACAGGTCGAAGGACAGGCCCGGAAGCGTGGATTTGGGATGGCGCAGCGCGCGCAGAAAGCGCACGGCCCGCTCGCCGTATCCGAACGGATCGGGAATTTCTTCGTCGTCAAAAATTGAAAAGGTCATTCTGCTGTCCTTCATCGCCGCGATCGTCGCCGCGCATCTTCGGCCGCGACCGTGAAGCCGGCGTGAGGCCGAGTTCGGCGGCGAGACGTTGGATCGTGGAGGTTGCCTTCCCGAGGAGGCTTACGGCGGGATTTTGTTTCATGACGCCCTTGCCCCCGTCGATCAGGACGCCGTAGAGATCGAGCGCCGCCTGAGCCTTTCGCGCGTTCCACATCGCCATCACGTAGGCATCGACGCTGCCTATCATTGCTTCGGTCAGCATCTTTCGGCCCCGCAAATCCTCGACGACATCGAGCCATTGCTGACGCATATCCTCGGGGATGTGCGTCGGCACATCGGGCGCATCTTCAAGCCCGCCCTCAATCACTTTCAGATCGGCTTTTCGCCCGCGCGTGCTCACGTGCCAGCCATCCACACGGTTCGAAGCTCCAGCCCCTTGCGACGGCGGATTTCCTTCACTTCCTTGATGTTGTGGCGCTCACCATCGAAGATGACGCGATCGGCGTTTGTGATGCCATCGAGGTAGCGCAGCCGGAAAATCACCAGCGTTTCATCGCTGGCGCCGTAGGAGCGAATGAATTCCTCGGTGTTGGCCTGGACGATCTCGGCACGCACCGTTGCCACGTCCCGCCATGTGTAGATCGGAGATCCGGCCGGATCGACTTCATAGGTCGATCGCTGGATGGTGATGCTACGGTCAAGACGGCCGGCCCTCATTCGACCATCTCCGCAAGCGTCTCGATCGTGAGAATGCCGTGGCTGGTCACGCCATCCGGATCGCGCACATAGCGAACCGAGGACACGCGGCAGTCGGCGCAATGGAAGTCCACCCCGAGTTCAAGCCGCGCCGGCCGGATCGCCATCCGGATGGCCCAAGCAATGGCGCGCACCCCAGCAAGCGATTCTTCCTTCTTCCAAATGTGCAACGTCGAGAAGACGCGCCACCGATCGCGCGCAAGCGAGTCTTCGTCTTCGACCGCCAATCCTTCCCCGAGAATGATGGAAGGGTCGATGATCGGCCGCTGGCTACGATCGAGGATATGGCCAGCCGGAACCAAGACGATTACGCCGGCCGTGGCGATGAGGCGGGAGCGGATGCCTACCTGCACGGAGTTTTCGACACTCATTTGCTCCCCCAATGCTCACTAACGGCCTTGCGGATGGCGCGGTTAAGGCGATTGCGGACCTTCTTCCCGTTGAGCCGAACCGCCGGCCAGAAGAACGGCTGCGCGTCGATCTGCGAGGTGCCGTATTCGACCAGGTGCGGATAGCGGACATCGTCATTGCCGACGGTCACGACGGCGGCATTTTCCGGCACGACGGTCGAGCCGCCAGGCTGCGAATAGGCCGGCGTGGTCCCGCCGGCCGGCGTGATCGTGATACTTTCGATCAGAGCACCGGTATCCTTCGACTGCAGCGCCAGGTGGCGCATGTCGGCGGCGATATCCTCGGCCCCTTTCAGGACTTCGGGATAAACCGCTTCCTTGATCCGTTTCGGGATTGCGTTCAGCCGCTGCTGGATACGAGAAAGGCCGCCATCGCTCGCCATTAGAAGCTCCAGTTCCGGTATTCGCGCACGATCTCCTGCACGCTGTAGGGAACGGGCATGAGGCTGATGCCAGCGATCGTTGCCTCGCGGTTTTCGTACCAGTGCCCGACGAGATGGCAGATCGCCTGTTTCAGATCGGCCGGCACGGCGCCGGCGGGATACTCGGTCTCCATCTTGAAGCCGAGCAGCCGGTCGATATGACTTTCCGCCGCCGCGATCTGACGCGTCAGGAGCGCGTCATCATCGTTGCCGGTGATGTTCAGGTTCTCCTTCACCTCGTCGAGCTGGACGATCATGACCCACCCCCAGCGAGGAGCTTCATCAGGTCGCGGAGACACACCAGGTCATCGACAATCGCATGCCAATTGCCATCCTTGTGTGCTTTCGATATCAGGCGCTCGCCTTCTCGCGAGGCTTGCTCATACGACATTCCGCGCAATCTCGGGCTAACGTTCATCGCCAACCTCACGCGGCGGACGCGTTGACGCGCACGACGTTGGAGTTGATCCCGAGCGTCGCATTGAGCTTCATAACGTTATTCGCCTGGTCGAGCGCCTCGGCCGCGCTCATCACCTTGGCAACGAACAGGCGCTCTGAGTTCTTCGGCGACGCGCCCGATGCCGGCTTGTCGTTGAACTCGATCTTGAAGGCGTAATCGTGCGGCGTCTTCTCGGCCGCGAGCAGTGCGATCTGGCCGGCGTCGGCATAGTCGATACCCATCACCAGCTCGCAGTTGCCGGCATTGCGGGTGCCCTTGAGCTTCTGCGTGCGGTTCTTGCCGATGTCGTCGAAGGTGATTTCCGCGCTGGTATCGCCGAGCGAACCGATGTTCTCCATCGATCCGACCTCCACCCAAACCTGAGCGTCGAAATCCGCCTCAACAAAATCCGCATTCTTGGCGGCGAGTGCACCGCCGATAAAAACCTTGCTTCCGGCCGTTGCAAATATCGGCATTTCAATGGTCCTTGTGTTGGTTGCGCCGCTCTTCAGCGGCTTCGAGGGCGTTGCAGCGCTGGCAGCCCGGCCGCCAGTTGGAGCGCTCCATCCGAAGATCCGGGCGGGCGCGAATGCTCTTGATATGCATGACGACGGTGGCAGGTGCTCCGCAGCGGGCGCAGCTCCGGTTGCCCGGTTCGGTCAGGAAGGTTTTTGCCTCCTTCTCCCATTCCGCCGTGTATCCGCGCTCGCGGGCGGTAGGCCGGTGAGCATCGTGGCGAGCCTTCCGCTCGCGAGCGCGGCGAGCCTCGCATGCGCAGGCGGTTCCCGACGGCACCAGCCGCCCGCAACCGCATATGCGGGGCCCCTTTACCGGCATCAGGCGACCGGCCGATCCTGCACGTAGCCCATGACGGCTACGGCGCCGGCTGCGATCGAGGTGCCGCCGTTCTTCGTGAGGACCACGCGCACGTAGCGCTTGAAGCCCCGGTATCCGACCTTGACGACGCTGTTTGCCGCCAGACTGGCCGGCAGCTCGCCCATGACGTGGCTCGCATCGACATCGGCGAAGTCCCCCGAGGTTGTCGTATCGCTTTCCTGAAGCTTGGCCGTGAAGTCGCCGGCGGCCTCAATGGCGCCGGTGTTGAGCACGATGGCGACGCTTCCGACGCCCTTAAGGTCGATCGCTGCGCCGTTGGCGCTGGCGGCAAGCACGGCCGGCACGATCGCCTGCACGGTCTTGATGTTGTGGACGATGTCCCGCATTTCGGTGATCTCCGTTGAAGAGGATCAAGCGGCCAAGTTGGCCACTTGAACGCGCGAGCAAGTCGCCAACCTGGCGACTTGCAGCCGCCGATTAGGCCGCCATCTTGAGCTTGCGCAGCGCCTCGCCGAGAACCGTGCCGCCGCCCACGCGACGGCGGGCATGGAAGCGAACAAGCCCCTTGGAAGCCTGCGTGTAGGGGTCGCGAAGAATGCTGAGTTGCACGCGGTCGTAAATCCGGTAGGCGCGGTTGAAATCGCCGAAGGCGATCGGGAAGGCGTCTGCCGCGATGTTCGCCATGTCGACTGCGTCGATGACCGGACGCCCCAGGAGCGTCGACGGCTGACCGGCCTGATAGGACGGCTGCCAGAGATAGTTGCCCTGACCATCCTTGAGGGTGCGGACGATCCCGAGCGTGGTGCCGTTCATCATCCACGATCCGCTGTTACGGTACGCTGCCGGCAGCGAATACATCATCTTGATCAGCGCATCGGGCTGGATGTTCGCGTTGTGGCCGTTTTTGAACTCCTGAATACCGGCCGCCTGCATGAACCCTTCCGGCTTCTTCACACCGTCGCCATTGATGAAAGCGGGACCTTCGATCCGGCCAAACTCCTCCACCAGGTCGGATGCGACCTCAGCATCGACGTTGATGGCGCTGTCTTCGAGCAACCGCAGACTCACATCGACGTAGCAGGCGGCCTCATGGACCGGGATTTCGAGCTGACCGTAGGTGGAGCCGGTTTCCTGCCGCTCTTCGTCCTCGCCGACCCAATGCGCGGTCGGACGGCCGGTGCGCTTAGGCAGGATGACGCCTCCCGCCGAGGTGCTGCCAACGCGTGCCGCCTGGCGCACCGGAGAGATTTCGACGAGCCCCTTAACGACCTCGGCAACGAACTCCTGTGGCGCGAGATAGCCGCCCTTGGTGTCGTCGCCGACGACGAGGGCGCGAACTTCCTCGGCATCCATGCGATTATCGCCGAGGCGGAGGAAATTCGAGAACGCGCGATGCTCCAGCGTCGCATCATCGACGCCGCCGCTGCCACCGGGACGGTTCATACGGGTTTCGAGATCGTCGAGGCGCGCCGTGATGTCGGCGATGCCGCCGAGCTGCTGTTCGGCGCGTGTCTGGAACCCCGTGAACCCCGCGCGCAGTTCCTCGACAGCGGCTATGGCTTCCGCGAATTCGTCCGTCGGCACGGCCGAACGGGTTTCGAGCGGACCACCAGCAAGCAACGAAGCAACGTTGGACGCCGCGCCCGATAGACTGTGATGGCGTCCAACGGCGGCGTTGATCAGGCCGCCAGCGCCCACGGCTGCGAAGGGCGTAAGAGATGCGAGATCGGCGGGGTTGACGAGTCCGGCCGACGCGTGCGCACCGGTCGCGGCGAGGACGCCGACAATGGCGAGCATCGCCACCGCAATAAGAGAAGGAAAGAAGTGACGCTTCATTTTGAGGTCCTTTTGGCCTGAAGAGAGCGCGTTGCCTCACGGCAGGCTTTGACGAAGGCCGCTGCGCTCTCGTTCACGCGGCCAGAGCTGCGAATGTCGGTGACCCGAGCGCCGCTGGCGCTCGGCATGCCGACAATGGAGATTTCGGCGATGTCGATCGCCGACAGGATGCGGGTGCCGTTGGCGCCGCGCTTCTCGCCGCCGGGCGGCACGCGGAAGCCGATCGACAAACCATTGACCGCGCCGGCCTTGAGACGTTCATAGGCCTTGCGGCCCTCGTCGATTTCGAGGATCAGCTTGCCCCGGACGAAAAGGCCTGTGTCGTCTTCCCGGATCTCGCTCCAGACGCCGATAATGTCGGCCTGATCATGCGACCAGAGCATCAGCGGCTTCGTGCCGGCGCGCTGGTGAGCCTGCAGCGAGCGGGCAAAGGCGCCGCGCTGAACGATTTCGTTATGACCGTTGCGCGCGCCCCAGATGACGGCATAACCGGAAAATTCGCCGGCATCGCTCGGCGCTTCGTAGCGGATGGAGAGGCCGAGGTGGTTCATTTGCCGCCCCACCCGTCTGGCATCGGCCCACGACGTTCGAACCCCATACCGGCGCGATCGGTCACGATGACGACGGTGTCAGGAAAGAAGTTCGCTCGATCGCCAGCGAAGGCGTCCACCTGTTCACGGACCCAAGCGACCGATAGCAGCCTAACGATGTTCGCGTGGGTGCACGGCAGTTCCCGGCCGCCATGAACAACTTTCCAACGAAGGACACACCGAGCGAGCGAGGCTATTGCCGCCTTTTCCCGCTCCTCGGCCGAGACCGTGCCATCAGCGCGCGCGATCTCGGCCAACTCGTCCGACATTTGCAGGCGCGAGCGCCGCTGTGTCAGCGAGTCGGGACCGGCAACAGTCACTTTGAGGCCGGTCGGCTGGCCCGTCGCCGGATTGCGCAACTCCATTTCGGAGCCGCGATCCTGATCCTCGATATTCGCAAGGATATCGTCGAGATCCTTCATTCGTCGGTTTCTCCAGTGCTCTCGCCGTCAGTTTTCGCGGCGCTGATGTTCGGGTTCACGTACTCCTCGCCGCCGTCGTAAGGCGGCAGGCCTTCCCACTTGCGGGCCTGATTGGGATTGATGACGCGCGAAGAAATCAGGCTGGAATAGGCCGAGGCGCGCTCGCCGAGATCGGCGCGGGTAAGATCGTCGCGGTCGAAGACAATGCGGAAGCGCTTCCGCTCCTCGCGGGTCAGCAGCGCCCGCCCGAGCGCGCCTTCCAGCGTCTTCAGCCACGGCTCCAGCGTATAGGTTAGGAACTCGCGGCCCATCTGCTCGGAGTTCGACCAGGTCGCGCGCTCCAGCTCGAAGAGCATCGACGGCGGGACGCGGAAGGCGCGGGCAACTTCAAGCACTTGAAACGTGCGCAGCTCAAGGAACTGAGCATCCGTCGAGTTCATCGTCAGCGTCTTGAAGGTGGCTCCATCCCACAGGATTGCCGTCTTGCCGGCGTTCTCCGCGCCCTCGTGAGAGGCCTTCCACGCGGCCTTCATCTTCTTCAAGCCCTCGTCGCCGAGGCCCTTTTGCATCTCGATCACGCCGGCCGGCCGGGCGCCGTTCTGGAAGAGCTTGCCAGCGTGCGTTTCCATGACCGCCAGCACCCCGATTGCCTTCGCGGCGAGAGTGACAGGGCAGCTTTCGAAGGGGCTGCGAACATGAACGACGTTTTGAGCACTGATGACCCCGCCGTTGAGCCGATAGGTAGGCTCTCGCGTCACGGGATCGTAGGCGACGCTGAGCGCGCTCGCCTGGTAGCGGATGACCTCGCGAACGTCGCCGCCGACCCAATTTATCCAAGCCAAGCCGCCTTCGTTGCGGGTGAGAGCATCAGCGACGAGGTCGCGGATAAGCTCGAAACCAGAGGTCCAAGGGTTTGCATCGCCGCGCAGCAACCGGGAAACCGGGTGATCCGGCCGCGCTTCCTCATTGCCGCCGCCCACCGCCTCGACCACGCTCACATCGAGGCTCGCAGCCGCCTCGGAAATCACGCGAACGGCGGCAGAAACAGCCGGCACCTTGAGCGCGGCTGGACCGGAGAGGGTCAGTGCACCCGGCGCGGCTCCGGTCCACAGCGCGACCATCAAATCATCGGGCGAGGCAAGCGTGCCGTCGCGCGTTTCAAGAGCGGGAGATTTTCGGATCCAGTTCAGCATTCCGATTTTATGCCAGAGCCGGAAATTTTCCGGAATTTGACAACTGCGGACACGCCAAATCGGCCTAAGTCATTGTCAGTAAAGGGAAAATCCTCTTAATTAGAAAAAATATAGAGCGAACCTCCCCCCGCCGGTCCCATTTAGGAGCTGAAAGATGGAGACCACCCCCTGGTCGAGGAGGAAGGTAGATCAAACCCTCGCTGGCCGAGGTGCACGTGGTCGCCAGTCGTGGTTAGGCAGCCTCGCATCAGCACCCGATGGCTTCTGGTAAGCCCGAGGTGCCGCCTCCTCAGCTTCATAAGCCCTTTGCAACGTCACGACACGCTCAGGGAGAGAGGTTCTATCACCCTCTGTCTTCGTGGGATAAAGCCGTTTGAACCCTATGCTACGCTTCAACCAACCCAGCCACGCCCTCGCAACGATCGTGATGACGTTGGTCAGGTTCTTCCGACCAGGTCGAGGACGCTCCTCGACGATGATGTGTAGCTTGCTCTTGGCCTTGCGCATGGCGTTCTGCACTGTCGTGCGGCTCACGCCAGCAACGGCGGCGATACGATCGATAGGGAGATCACAGCAGTTGTTGCGCTTCACCTCTTGGGCGACCACGCAAAGCGCTGCCCGTTCTCCTTCGGTGTATTCATGGCGGATGCACTCAGGCATGCCACCACCGCCACCCCACGTGCGGCGTCGCTTGCGGGACGCCTCACGATCAGGCGACACCGGCCGCAGCCGCACGCCCTTAGGAATGAACTGGGATGCACAGCGGGAGATCGCCTTGGCAAGGCCGTTGCTGGCTTTCTGGGTGTGCGCCTCGCCGGTCTCATATGCTTTCGCAAGAGCGTCATCTGTCCACTTCCGGCCGGCCAGATTGCGCAGCAGGGCGGCAGAAACAGGAGTAGAGGAGGTCACCGGTCGCGGCCCCCCTTATCCTTCGGGAGCCGTTTCATTGCTGCAGCTATCAGCTTTTCGCGCTCGGCATCGAGGGCGGCGAGTTGATGAGGCTTGGCATTGTCATAGTTGACGCGAGCAGCAGCCTCTTTCCTCTTCCTAGCCTTGTAGCGCGCGTTGGATGCCTTACCCAT